TCGGACCTGTTTTATTACCAGCTTTAGTTTTATCTCGCCAACTTTTAATAGTTGCAGGTTTTAATGCATATCTATAAGCGAGGTCTTTAGTTGTTAAATACTGTTTCTCCATTAGCTATTTATTTGTTCAGTTAAATTTACATATTTAGCTTCTAGTAAATCAGTTAATTTACTATATTCTTCTTTTGTAATTTTGCCTTCATTTAATCTATCGTTGAAAGAATCAGTATAAGAATCAAGTTTTTTAAGCTGTTTACAATCTTCAATAGCTTTTTTAGCTAAAACAAAAGTAGTAGATTTTTGACTTACAGGTGGTTTTGATTCTTCTTTTTTCCATTTTTTATTTGAAGAATCAGCAGTTTTCCATGCTTTTTTACCGTCATAAAGACTAAGGCCAAATTGATAGCCAAATTGTCTTAAAGCACGTTTTTGTGCATCACTTTCTGCTTCTTTAACTGCAGATTCGTGTTTATCGCCAATACCACCTTTTCGACCATGACCAGAGCCATAACCTTCTTTAACTACATTTCCAACAGTAATTCTTACTTTGGCAATATAAGAAACGCATTTTATATCTTCTGAAACAAGATTAATTTCTAACGTTTCTGAGTTCCAACCATCAAAACCAAAAATACGATTGGCAGCGTCAATAGCTTTCCAACTTTCAACATAGGGAACTTTATCCCCCCAACCACTTTCTCTTTCAGCTACATTTTCAAGCTTAATAGGTTGTTTTAATGATTC